ACCTGCTCCACCTTTAAGTACATCACCTTCCATTAAATAAATTGGAGTATCAAGTAAAACTAACGTTGCGTCAGCTGGCACCGATACCGTTTTTGCCAAGTGAAAAGTTCCAGAAGTGTCAAAGTTTGATATACCATCTGGAGTGAAATTTGCTTTTGTGATAGAAACTGTAACATCAGCCGCATTAGTTCCATCAACGTTTGCAACTGTTATTCTGTTTACTTTTACAACTTTATCTGAGGCAACTGTCATTAAAGTTGTGGTTGTAGTGGCTGATAAATTGAATCCTACCGATTCACCTTTAATGCCTGTTACTGATACTATATTTGGGTTAGCCATAATCTATCTCCTTTTAGCCGAAAACGATTGCCATTGCAATAGCTTTTCCTGTTGTTATTCCTGCAGTATCAAAGCTTAAAGTTCCAGAACCGTTTGTAACTAACGCTTGTCCACTTGTGCCATCGCCTGCTGGAAAAGTTAAAGCATCAATAGTAACTGTTCCAGAGCCTTTTGGTTGGATTGATACACCAATGTTAGTGTCGTCTCCAGAGGCAGTAAATGTTGGCTTATTACCTGTAGCTGCATTATTATAAGTTATCTCATTAACCGCAGAACTTGTGGCTGTTAATTTAAATAGCTCAGCTCCATTAGTGTCTAAAATGGAAGTTCCAATTTTAGGTGATGTTAAAGTTTTATTGGTTAAAGTCTGTGTGCCTGTTAAAGTTACATCTCCAGAGGGTAATGTATCAATATCAGGATTAGTTCCGTCGTTTGCAGTTGCAAACACTATGGCATCACCTTTATTATCTGCTGCAAAAGTAAATGAGTCTCCTGAACCACTTGCATATTTAAACTGAACTGTGTGAGATCCAGAAGTTGAATTTCTTAAAAAATAAAAAGTCTGAACATCGATTGGAATAGTTACAATCTGATTACCTGATATTGTGCCTGTGAATTCGATCATTCTGTGAGATAGCTCTGCACCAGTTGATCCATCGGAAACTGCTAATGCAGTTGTTTGAGCACCGCCCGCTATTGATTTAGCGATATATCCACCAGAAATTTGTTCTATGATTTGTAAGTTTGTATTAGTTTTTGTACCCCATGTACCAGCGTTTTCACCGGTTGCTTGAAGTTCAACACCTAAAGGTGTAAATGTAGATGCCATAAATTATCTCCTATGCAGCGTCACTATAACTTGTATTTGATCCAGTTGCAACATCCGAATATGTATCATTCGAACCTGTCGAAACATTAGTATATGACGTATTTGAGCCAGTGTCAACATCACCATACGCAAAGATATCTACAGCCCCTACGCTGGATGTTATTAATTGACTTGTTAATCCAACAGTAATATCTGTTAAGCTTACTGATCCCACACTAGCACTAAAAGATTGACCAGTTAATCCTAGCCCCTCTATCACAGATAGAGATCCAACACTGGCTGTGGTTGATTGACCAGTTGGTTGAGCTATTGCTCCACCTAAACCTATAATTGAACCTAAATTAAATTCTGCTTGTTGACCGGACAAAAATACCACATCATTCGGTATTGTAACTGTTCCTAAACTAGAACTAAAAGATTGACCAGAAATCGATACTGTAACATCGACTACAGCCTCCGCAGTTCCTTGTGTTGAAGTTATAGATAAACCAGAAAGAATTGCTGTTTCATTCGGTGCTTTAGCTGTTCCCTGACTTAAAGTTGCCTCTTGACCTGTCAAACCGATGGTCATGTCATTGACTGTCACTGATCCAATTGCTGACGTTATTGATTGACCCGTCAGTCCAACTTGCATGTCAACCACGGATACCGAACCAATTGAAAACGTTGCTGATATTCCCTCTACAACAACAGGCACAAAAGCTTCGCCTTGTGAAGATGTGATTTCTTGACCTGTTAATCCTATGGTAACATCATTAACTGTTACAGATCCAATAGAAGATGTTATTGATAGACCAGTTGGAAATATTGTTGCGTCTTTGAGTTCGCCCCATTCACCATCGTTCCAGGCTTGTGCACCCCAACCTGTTTTTAAAGTTTCAGCACTATTCCAATTAGCCTGTCCCCAGGTTAATCGGCCCCATCCTGAAGTTACCGACATGGTCGGCCTCCTATGCTAATCTGATTATTGCGTTACTTGCGTCTGCTGTTGGAAACTCTATTTTGAATGTTCCGTTACTCGCTGTTTTGTCACCACCAAATGCAATAACACAAACAGCATCAGTTGTTCCCGAACCACCATCTGTCGTTGTGTTATAAATTAAAGCTCCGTTTGCAGTGAAAGAAGCTGATGTGAATGTTACATCAGAAAAATCTGTAAATGCAGTTGTTGAAGATAATGATACACCAGAGTTTGTTAAAGTTGCACCACCTGCAGAGTATGCAGATCCAGATGTATTTGAAATTTCATTTGACGTTGAGTAATCAGTCGTAGCTGCACCTAAAGATGCTGAACTTGTAAATAAAGCAATTTTAAAAGTGTGTCCACCTGAGGACTCAAAACTGTGTTTACCTTGTAAAAGCTCTTGTTTGAAGCTCGAACATATTGCTGATGATATAGCCATAATTTATTCTCCTACGGGTTTGCTGAGGTTACCGGTATACGAACAGCGCCATCAGTGTAGTCATCTCTTCGTTAGCAAACTTCTGTACCTCTTGTTTATACTTATTTTCATATAGTGTCAACATATCTACTGGACCTTTTAAAAAACCATAAGCCTCTGATAGACAGCAGTATAATAGTCCATTTGGAAAATTAAGACTGATATAATTAGTATCATTATCCTCTAAAAGATCTGGCATTTTATTAAAATGAACTCTAAATCTATACGTGGTATTAGGGACAGGGGCTACAAATATTCTTCCTGAATTAGTATCTGCCTCACCTGTAGCGCCACCAAACATAGCATAATATTTAGGTTGACCCTGCGCTGCAGATGTTCCTGTAACATCCTGATACTCTTGAAGATATGTTACATCTTTCTTCTCTAGCCATCTGTTAGCTCCTGTAATCTCTGATCCTGCTGTATCATAAACTTGTATACCTCTTATAAAAACAGCTCCTGCAGGACAGTTGAT